CAGCTCACGAAGCTGATAGTGTGATTACTCGTGTAGGTCGTAATTCTAAAATTATGTTTTGTGGTGATGTACTGCAACGTGACTTCACTAAGCATTCAGAAAAGAACATTGAGAAATTCTTACAGGTACTGCAACAACTACCTGATATGTTTGACTTCAATTACTTTGATGAAAATGATATTGTACGTAGTGGTCTTGTTGGTGAGTATATCAGGCAGAAACACTTTAGTTACCCGAAAGGATTTGAATGACAACTTTAATGGACAGGCAATTGGTTTTAGAGCAAACAGCTACCGACTACAGCTATAATAGACTGATGAAGGAAATCAATTCTCGTGTTCGTGCAGGACAAGCTGATGAGCTTGCTGAAGGTAAGGTGTTGTTGGTACATAGTATTGAGGCTGTTGCTTCTAAAATAGAAGAGTATTTTGATAAAAAGATATACGGTAAAATGGGGCAGGCTAGGGATTTAGTTGCTGTTGAGTTTTATGAGTCACCTAAAGACCTAGCTTTTATTATCTTAGCTACTATTGTTAGAAGTATTAGTAAAGATGTACAAGTACCAACAGTAACTTTAATTACACACATAGTTAGGGCTATTCATGAAAGTATCTTGGTTAGGCGGTTAGATAATAGCGGTACTAATTTTAGTGCCTTCGTAGAAAAGAGGTTTAAGAGACGGAGTGAAACCTTTCGAACACGTGAGAAACTTAAAATTATCAAACGTCAATCCCAGTTACAGGAAGAACACTTATCTCAATGTACTGCATATCTAGGAGGTACTTTATTAGATTTAGTGATTAAAAGCGGTATCAATATCATACAAGCAAAGATTGTCGTAAAAGACCGTAAGAAGACACAGTACATCGTGTATACTGAAGAGTGTTTTAAGATGGTGTTACAATCTAGGGAAAGACTTTTAGCTGATTATAGGAAGTTCCCAATTCATCTAGTTAAACCTAAAGATTGGACAGGTTTCATTGGAAGTGGTGGGTATCAGACAGAAAAGCTATATGAAATGCCTATCATTAAGTGCCGTATGGGGTCTAAGAAGCTCTTAGAAGCGTTTTTTAAAGAGGAGCCTATGACAACCCTATATGAAACCTTAAACGCCCTTCAGGGGACTGCGTGGAGGGTAAACAGAAGAGTCTTTGATGTGTTTGAATATGTGTTTCAAAATAATTTAGTAGACCCTGAGAGTGCGCCTAATAACCCTTACTTGGTTGGTAAGCTTCCTTACAATGGGCAACTAGAACCTGAAGACTTTATTAACATCTATAACTATGGTGAGATAAACACAATAGGTAGCTACAAAGGTTTACCCAAAGACAAGAAGATGATGCGTAAGTATTTCAAGGACTTAGAAGCACAACGTGATATTACAATAAGCAATACAGGTAAGGCTATTATGACGAACCTAGTATTATTTAATGCAAAGGAGTATGTAGACGAAGATGAGTTTTATTTTAGTTACCAGTATGACTTTAGGGGCAGAATCTATCCGATTCAACAGCATCTACAACCACAAGGAAAGGGAGAAGTCAAAGCTTTATTAGAGTTTCGTAATGGATGCAAGATAGAAAATGAAGAGCAGCTGATGTGGTTTATGATTCATGGTGCTAACTGTTATGGTTATGACAAAGAGCCTTATGAAGAAAGAGTCAGTAAAATCAAAGAGTTAGAAGAAGAAATTAAACTAATCGCTGAAGACCCTATCGCAAACCGTGGGTTTTGGAAAGATGCAGATGAACCCTATTTGTACTTAGCTTGGTGTCTTGAGTATGCAGACTATTTAAAAGACCCTGTAAACTTTGTGTCGCATGTTCCAGTTGCTTTAGACGCAACCTGTAGTGGCATTCAGATATACTCAGGCTTACTACTTGATAAGGAGGGAGCAGAAGCAGTTAATGTTATTGGTGATACTAGGAATGATATTTATCAACGAGTTGCAGATAAAGTAGAGTCTTTTTTACAAGCTGGGGATTACATAAAGTTTGTAAACTTTAAAACATCGGATGGTAATTCTCATGAGCAGTCTACAGTTGCACTTGCAAATAGTCTTAAAGGTAATATCACAAGAAACTTAACCAAGCGTAACACAATGACACAGCCTTACTCAGTAACGAAGTTTGGGATGTATGAGCAACTTAAAGCGGAGCTGATAGAGCTTGAAAATAATGGTAAGAAGTTTTGGGTAGGTGATATGTGGATGGTAGCTAAGCTACTAACAGACTTAAATGACAGAGCTATTATAGAAACTGTTAAAGGTGCTAGGATAGGTCAGGATTATCTAAAGCAAGTTACAGCGGATGTTGTTAAACAAGGGAAGTGGGTGTTCTATACTTCACCTCTTACAGAGTTTCCTGTCTTGCAGAAGCTACATAAGACCGAGATAGAGCGCGTTACAACGCCCATAGGCAAGCTTTCTATACGTAAGACTATGGATGCCCTTAACCCACAGAAAATGGTCAGCGGAATCGCTCCAAATTATATTCATAGTTTAGATGCTGCTTTGCTGTCGATGACTGTTTTAAAACTGAAGGGAGATGGATGTAGTAATTTTCATTTAGTCCATGATAGCTATGGTGTTCCTGTGAATCAAGTTGTGGCATTAAACAGAAGAGTAAGAGAGACCTTCGTTGAGATGTTTGAGACTAAGCCTTTACGTAGATTTGTAAGGCAAGTTAACCCTACTTTTGAAGGTGACCCTGAGAGCGTTATGCTCAATACTTTAGATTTGTCGCAAGTTGTTGATAGTAAATATATTTTTAGCTAATTTCATTTGAATGGACATTATAGATTAATCCCAAAAAGAAAAAGTAGAAGTAGTACTTAAAGATTACTTAAAGAATACTTGAGTAACAACTACTACTAATATACTTAAAATAAATACTTTAAAGTATTCTTAAAGAATACTTGAGTATCTTGTAAATCGTCTAAAGGAGACAATTATGGCAGTAAAACCATTTGCAGTAAAAGGTACTAATATTACTTCACCTAAAGGGAAGGCGTTGTGGTGTAAAGTCAAAGAACCTGATTATGCCTACAATGATAAAGGAGTGTATTCAACAAGACTTGTGTGTGACCCTAATGAACCAGCCGTTAAAGAGTTCATTAGTAGACTTGAAGAGTTACGTGATCTTGCTTTAGAAGAAACAAAAGAAACACTAGGTGTTAAGGGTGACAAATATGTAGCTCGTGACGTGTATACTGAAGAGGAAGACCAAGAGGGAAATGCTACTGGTAATATTATATTCAAGTTTAAGATGAACAATGTAGCTGATAGAACAGCTCAAGGTAACTCAGATAAAATCTTTGTAGTAGATGCTAAGCGTAACCCACTTAATGACCCTCCGCTTGTTGGTAATGGTAGTGAGATTCGTTGTGTTGCTTATGCGAACCCTTATACAGCTCCAAATACAAAAGAAGTAGGCATCTCATTGATTTGGACTAAGATGCAGATTATTAAGCTTGTAGAATATTCTAAAGGTGGTACATCTGCTGAGTTTGATGAAGAAGATGGGTATGCTAATGAGACAGCCTCTTCTGCTTCTGACTTTGATGAAGAAGACGACTTTTAATGGCTAGTCAGGCATTTACAGTGCCTATTATGTTAGAGGTGGGGGTAGTCAAAAAGAAAACGTACTACCTCAACCTCAATGGATATAGGAATTGGCAGTTTCATGTAAACAATCTGCTTAAAAAAAGTTTTAAGATTGCAACAATTGGTATGTTAAGGGAACTTACTCCAATGCAACCGCCCTGTAAGATTACGTACACTATTTACTATCCAAATAAACGTAAATTTGACGTAGATAATATTGGGGCTATTGTGGGTAAGTTTACACATGATGCACTGGTTGAAGCTGGCATACTTGAAGATGATAATCATCATTACATATCAGAGATTCACTATGTTTTTGGTGCTGTTGATAAGGATAACCCAAGATGTGATGTATTGATTGAGGAATTAAATAATGAGTAATGACGGGAGCATAAAGATGCTAGTAAGCGAGTTTATGTATTACAATGATTTAGACTATGCTGAAGCCCTTGAAGAGGGTACAAGATATTTAAGTCAGTTAGGAAGTATTTATGACGAAAACTATGACGACTGGGAGTGATAAAGGTGAATTTATACGACATACTAATTGTGACAGTTGTGGGTCTTCTGATGCTAATGCCATTTATTCTAATGGTACTAGCTATTGCTTTGGATGTGAGAAATGGGAAAAAATAGATGGTGAATACACACCCACCAGCTCAGAACCAAAAGATAAAACACTGCTTAAGTACGAGTATCAGGCACTAGCTAAAAGAAAGATACCTGATGCTATCGTAGCTCAATACCGTTATGGTGTTGGTCATGATAAAAATGGTACACTATGTCAGATAGCCAACTACTTCAACAAAGAGAAAGAGCTTATAGCACAAAAGCTACGTTACCCTGATAAGACTTTTAAGTTTATTGGTGACACACAAGAAGCTCTTATGTTTGGACAGCAGTTGTGGGCTAATACTGGTAAGAAAGTTGTAGTTACTGAAGGTGAGATAGATGCCCTCTCAGTTGCCACAGCCTTCGATGGTAAGTACCCTGTGGTTAGTATTAAAGGCGGTAGCAACAGTGCTAAGAAAGAAATCTCAAAGCACCTAGAATGGCTATCAGGATACGAAGAGATTTACCTGTGGTTTGATGGCGATGAAGCAGGTAAAAAAGCAGTAGCAGAATGTGTAAACATACTCCCTGCTGACAAAGTACGTATCATACGACACGCAGAGTACAAAGATGCTAATGAAGTCTTAGTTTACAAAGGTAAGGCAGGAGTTATAAATGCCTTCTACAATGCTGAAAAGTATAAGCCTGATGACATTGCAACATTTATAGATAGACGAGAGTTTATTAAGAAACGTAAAGAAGTAGGTTTTCCTTACTATTACAATAAGCTTACTAAATTGCTTTATGGTAGAAGATTTGGTGAAGTTGTGGTGGTAGGTGCTGGGGTTAGTGTAGGTAAGACTGATTTTCTCATGAGTCAAATTGCTTTCGACTTACAGCAAGGGTGGAAAGTAGGAACATTTATGCTTGAGCAAGATGTAGATGAGACCTTTCAGCGTATCGCTGGTAAAATTGATGGGTGCTTTTATCATAACCCTGATATTGAGATAGATGCAGTTAAGCTTGATGCGACAGGGGCTAAGTATTTTGACTCTTCCTTGTTTGTGTTCAATAACTTTGGCAGTAATGAGTGGAGTGTAATCAAGAGTAAGATTAGGTATATGTTCCATAACTATGGATGTCGAATATTTTACATCGACCACCTGACAGCTCTAAATTCACATGCACAAGACGAACGTAGGAACTTAGATAGTCTTATGGCTGAAGTAGCAGGACTTGCAAAAGAGCTTGGTATTTGGATACTCTTAGTATCTCATTTGAACCCTCCTAAATCAGGAGCATCACATGAAGCTGGAGGACGTACAGAGCAAGGTCAATTTACAGGCAGTCGTGCTATTATGCGATGGGCATACACAATGTTTGGTATTGAACGTAACACGCTACATGAGGATGTACACGAGAGAAACAAAGGACTTATCCGAATATTAAAAGATAGGTTCTCAGGAAGTGCAACAGGCAATACAGTAGGCTTTAGGTATGACAAAGAAACTGGTATTGTACACGAGCTTGATGAAGACTTCGAGATTGAGCAAACAGGAGACGACAATGGAAGCGATTTTTGATATTGAGACAAATGGCTTATATACAGAAGCAACTACCATTCATTGTATCTCAATTAAAGTAGATGAAGAGAAAACAAAGATATACACCAGCAGAGAGCTAGATATATCAGATGGAACTATCGAAGAAGGGCTAAGGGTCTTATCCCAATGTGACACAATAATTGCTCACAACGGCATTAACTTCGATATACCAACGATTAAAAAGCTACACCCTGAGTGGACATATAAAGACACAGTAGACACACTTATACTGAGTCGTTTGGTTTACCCAAATATTATGCTTCAGGATGCTAATAGGAAATCAGTACCCTCCAACCTTAAAGGCAGTCATTCGCTAAAGGCTTGGGGATACAGAATGAGAAAGTACAAAGGTGATTATGGTGAGCAAGATAACGCTTGGGATACTCTTACAACAGCAATGGCTGAATATTGTAAGCAAGATACAGATGTTACTCATGCCCTCTACGCTAAGCTTAAACTAGCTGAGACACCTAAAGAAGCAATATGGTTAGAGCAAGAGTTTGCTAAGATTATGAGCAGACAAGAGAAGTATGGTGTTTACTTTGATGTTAAGAAAGCACAAGAGTTACATATCAGTTTACTTGAAGAGGTTGACGAAGCCGAAAAAAACTTGAAAAAAATATTTAAGCCTTTACAGACTTGGGTTTCTAAACCATATCCTAAAGTAGCAATTAAGAAAGATGGTAAAAAATCTACAGTGCTACTTAATCAAGAGATGCTAGGGTGTCACTGGCTTGATGGTGACTGGGGTTACTACAAAGAGACTGAGTTTAATCCTAGTAGTAGGCAACACATTGCTAGGTGGTTGAAAGAAGTTTACAACTGGAAGCCTACAGTATTTACTGAGAAGGGTACACCAATTGTTAATGAGACGGTGTTAGATGCTCTTGACTGTCCTGAAGGCAAGGTATTAGCTCACTACTTCAACGTAACTAAATTAGTAGGACAGCTTGCAGAA